CATTACCCGTGAGACTCGCCATGGCCCCCAGGAATACCCCGTTGATGTATGCGGTTCGCCAGTACCGGTCAGTGGCGGGTACCCCGGTGTAGGGCAGGCCGAGGTCACGGGCACCAGCCGCCTTGGGTATGAGGTGCAGGTCAAATATGGCCTTGTCGGTGACGCTGGTGAGTTCCATGCGTTCGAGGCGCAGCATCTCGGCCCCGCCGTTGTCTCGGAATACCATGTACCGCGCCCCGGCCCCGCCCACGTCGGCGTAGATGTCAAACGTCAGGGCACTAAGCACCCCGGCACCGGCCCGGTCCTGGAACAGTAACTTGTTGGTGATGCGCACGTCGTCGGCAACCACCGTAGGAGTAAGTAAGGTGGTAGGGGTTGTAACACGGGTCCACCCACCACTGCCGCCGGGGCATACGCCAATGCAATCAATGTCCTTGACAAACAGGGTGCGCCAGCGGTCGGTGGCGGTGCCCAGGTCGTAGGAATCGGCGGCGGCTGGGTTCAGGTGGGCGAATGACTTTATGGCACCGGAGGCGGCGGTGGCTGATGGCCGCAGGTTGACGGGGTAGACGCTTTGAACGTACAGGCCGTTCCACATGCGGGTCGAGTCGATCCCCAGGTTGAACAGGTTCCCGGTCTTTGGTATGAATGTCGCGTCCAGGGTCGCCTCCTTGCTGGAGACAGTGGCGAAGAGGACCTGGAGTTTGAGCATCTCGTTCCCGGCCTTGTCACGGAATTGCATGGACTCATTCGGGCCGCTCGACACCTCGATGTCGGCGGTAGTCACGCTGGCGGCATCCTCGAAGACGTACTTGGCACGGGTACGCACGTCGTCGGTGGCCACCAGTGGACGTACATAACCGGCAGTGGTGTTGCGGAACCAGTTACTGCCTATGCCGCACGCACCGGTACAGTCGATGTCTTGTACCCAGAGCTTCTTCCAGCGTAGGGCAGTGCTGCCCAGTGAGTGGGTCACATCCTGGGCGGGGAGGAAGTCGCTGTCGAGGGTGGCCTTGTCGTTGATGAGGAGTTTGTCGTGGGCGGCACCGGCAGCGTCGTACATGGTGAGACGCCAGTCGGCGACAGCGGTGGGGGTGGCAGTGATACGTTTACTGGTAATAATCAGCTGGGGCTTGAATGTCCCACCCACCCGCGCTTGGTAGTTGGTGCCAGCGATGAAATCACCTACCACAGTATCGGTTGGGGTGGCCTCGGTGCCCCGGGATCGCCGTACCACCCAGTCGGCGTAGTCGACCACATTGTTGGTATACACGGTGGACAGGTGTTGATTGGCTGAGTCGTGAGTGGCACTAATCCACTCGGTGCCACCGGGGGCGGCGCAGACGTCGAAGCGCAGCGGGATCGAGTTGACCCCATCGCCGTCTACCACGGTGGCCCCGCGCTTGACGCAGTAGTCGACGACGCCGATAGACGGGGGGAGGCGCATGCGGTACGACGTAGACATGCTGGTGGCCGCACGTATGGAGGCGTACTCGACCCCGAAGGTCTTGCTCTCGCGGTATCTAAACTCACCAGTGTCGCCCCCAGCCGTGGGGGTGTTGGGCAGCATCTCCGCTGGCCCCTGCCACGAGTACTGCACATTCCCCTGGGCGGTAAGCGGGTTAGTGACTAACAGCAATGCCGCTATTCCGGCACATATCCACGATAACTTAGCATGGTCCATTTTAGTCCTATTGATGTGAAAAAGAATAGATTCCGCGCCCCGGGTACGTCGTTCAACCCGTTGGGCACGTCGAGATCGAACGTCCCGCCCCACTCGATCCAGTATATATTGGTGGGCGGCACGCCTAGCGGGATGCGGATGTCGACCGTGAGGAAGTCGCCGTCCTTGGCAGGCGCAGCGTAGGTGATGAGGGTGATGCCAGTACTAGTCAATAGATACGGGTAGATGTCGCTGTCGGCACTAGTCACTGGGGGTGCGACAGCGGCGGCGAGTGTCCCCACCATGGGGATGCGGGATGATTCGGCCCCAGTGGTGGCATTGAAAGTTGATACAAAGATGCTGTCGCCGGTGAGGCCGTCACTGAGGAATAGCTGGTCAGCGGGGAGTTGGCGTACCAGCTTGTCGTCACCGTCGCCGTTGGCATAGACCCGGAAGTGAGTGTAGACCCCGGGACTACTGGGATGGGGGGCGTTCCAACTCAATATCCCGCCTGCGCCTTTTACTGCACGTGGCGGGGCGGGGGCGAGGCGGGACAGGCGGGTGGCGCGGTCCAACTCGGCTAGCTGGCGTTCGACCTGCCCCCGCTGGCTGATGGTCATGTTGTTAGTGACTAACTGCTACGGTCGGTGAAACACAGTCCCGCTGCCGACCCCCAGCTGGCGCGACAGGAACAGTAGCAGGACGATTAGCAATATCCCGCCCACTATCCAGCGGATGGGCTGGGGCAATGCATAGGAGACACACACCCAGTTGAGGCCATATGCGACTATGGCAAACAGGATGATGTAGACAATAAGCATAATCAACTGATCCATTACTGTAACCTTATCCTTCCCTTAGTCAATACAAAGCCCAGTTTGCCCACGACGCCGACCATGGTTTTGGCAAGGGTCATGCGTGCGTACTGGTACGCCGTGGGGTAGAATGTTTCATTCGCGTCGGCGACTAGGCGGATACGCAACTTGAGATTGCATACTGTGCCTAGCAATGCCTTGCCCACCGTGACCATGTAGTTGGCTGCGCTGAAGATGGCGCTAGTCAACAGGTTGGGTATCCCAGTCGCATCCAGCGGCTCCTCATGATCGCGCCACGCATGGATGGACAGGTTGGCACTACGCACGTCGCCGTGGATGTGGGTCTCGGCCACATTGCCTATACTGGCGGGGTCGCCGAAGTCTATCCAGTGCGACTCGTACTCACCAGTGCGGCGGGTGGGGACGGCGATACCGCCAGTGACAATGTCGTCCTTGACCAACTCCCGCCCTAGTGAGTCATCGGGCTGACCGGCGGCGGTGAAGAAGTCCCGGTTGGCCAGCATGTGATTACGTTTGTTGTATGCGTCAATCAGGGTCTTGCCCCCAGTGAAGTCCCCATCAGCACTATAGCCCTGGCCGGTGATGAAGTCATGCACCCACTCGGTGCCGTCTGTGAAGAACAACTCGTAGCGGTCGATCATGTTGGGCGGGTCGAACGTGTGCGTGGCGAAGCGCGAGGTTTTACCGCGTAACTTATCCTGGTACGGGCGGGAGAGGATGTCGATGCGGCCAGCCTCGTCCAGGGCGACGATCTCACCGTTCTGCGTCTCCCAAATAGAGCCGTGCGGGGTCCTCTCACAATAGGTGTAGGTGTTGAATATCCCGTACCGGCCCGGGATCTCGGTGAATGAGTGCCTCTCGTCGATGTCCTCGTAGACGATGTAGTTGGTGGTCTCGGTGAGGACGTGCAGCGACTTCCCCTCGGGGGACCTCGCGCCCCAGACGGGTTGCTCACTGCTGGGGGTGGACCGGAAGTTATCCAGGGGGAAGGCGTGCTCGGGGGCACCGAGAAAGAAGGTTTCACTTACGTCACTCGCCGCAGCACTCCAGACGATACCGCTTAGATAATGGGTTGGTGAGACATAGCTAAAGTCGGGGCGAGTTGGTGATTGCCCACCGCCGGGGAGTAATGCACCATAGATGCGTCCCTCTACAAATGCTATCCACCGCATGGGACGTGGGGGGAAGTTGTCGACCGGGGCCTCCTTGAATACGTCGAGCACGTAGTTGGGGATCGTGATTTCAGTGGCGGTAATGGGCGCGGTAATGGGCATGGTGGGGTCGGCGGGGTCCATCATGAGGTACCCCACTTCGGCATTGGTCAGGTCCACCGTGGCGTAGAACACGTACTTTTGTAAGCCGGTCTCATACGTGCCGTGGCTGCGCATGTGGATGTTCTGCAATTGGCTGATCCACACACCGCGGCTCGAACCGGCAGTGACGGTACCCACATAGACGACATTGGAGAAGTGGTAGGTACGGGTGTTGAACAGGCCGACGTAGAAGGTAATCTCGTTGAGGATGGTCATGGACCCGGGGGTTGCGGAAGCCACTGGCGGGAAGTTGGCATTGGTGAGGAAGCAGTCCAGGCCCAGGTAGATGAGTTGATTGACATCGGCGAGATAGATACTAAATGGGGGGAAGGAGCCAGCGGTGGTATTGCGCACCCCCATCCCGTTGTACATGACGATCCCCTCGTTGGTGTTGCATACGGGGGCCGGATGCGTGAGAACAAATGCCCCGCCGTAGAGTTGCTCGATATTGAGCACCATGACCCCATCCCAGTAGCCCAGGAACAGCGACCACCACTGGGCCGTAGTACTGGTCACCTTGAGGGCCATGTGGTTGCGGTAACCGGCTACCCACGGGTCGAGGTATTCCTGGAACTGCTTCCAGAGGCCGCTGGCGAAGATGGCACGGAGCTTGCGCCCACCGAAGAGACGGAGCCATAGGGAGCCGTCGACACTGGGCATGACCCGGAAGTTATGGCAGTGGACGGCGGCGGGGGGAGGCGCACTGGGGTTGACCTGGGTGATGACGCCCGTGAGCGGCACGTAGATGGGAGGCTTGGATTCGGCCATAGTGGTTAGTTACTAACTGTCACTTAGTTGGACCCAACCATGTGATAGCCACGAGGTGACGCCCCCATGATGGGGTCGAGGGTGTCCAGCATGGCGTAGAAGCGTTTCATCTGGGTCACGAACCGGTTGTCCTGGTTGCCTGCCTCGCGGTCGCCGTAGATGAAGGCGCGATTGAATACCGACAATAGTGGAATGAGTTGATTAGGCACGTAGAGGGAGAGGTTGGTGTCGCTCCATACGCCTAGTGGGTGGGCCGGGACGAGGGGCCGCTGGACGTACTTGATACGCAGGGTCAACCCGGCCACTGCGGGGCGATTGAACACTATCACCTTGTAGTCGCCCTCAGAGTCATCTCCTGGTGGTAACTCGGGGATCAAGGCGGCGGCGATGCGGTACGTCGATGGGTACCCCGGTCCTGGGTGCGGGTAGTCGGCGTGGTCCCCGTATTCCATGACTGCGCCAATGCCCGGGACGTCGTGATTAGGTATGATCTCGTAGCCGGTGCCCACAATGTTATTACCCATGATGGGTGCGCCGGTGATGAATGCCCCATGCGGTTCGATGGTGAGCACATCCTGGGGGAGGACGATGCGGCTGTCGTTGGCCGGGATGGGGATAGAGAGGGTGGTGGTATTCCAGTAGCCCTTGCCGTGCCGGTTGTAGACCTCCGACATGAACTGCGGCAGGACTATGTACCAAAACTGCCACTCATGGGGGTAGCCGCCGACGGCGGATTCGTCATAGTTGACTAGGTATCTCCAATAGGCGCTGTACAGCATGGCGGCGGCTACCTCCTGTGGGACTGGACTATTGTACTACTTGCGCTTGCCACCCCTGGCCTTGCGTGCCTCCTCCAGCATTACGTCGTCGTCGGGCTGGGCAGGCTTGAGGAAACGGGCGGTGGCATCGTCGCTGGCTGCGGTGTTGGTGTCTCCCAGGGCGTCGCCGCTGGCCATGGCTTCGAGGTCGACGTCGGCATCCACCTCGTCACTAGGTGTGGTCATGGCCTTGTCGGCGGTGAGCTTGGCCACCACGGCGCGTAGGCGGGACAGTTCGGCCTCCTGCGCGGTGATGCGGGACTTCTGTTCGCGAATGAGGGGGTTGAGGGTGGCGGTGGTCTCGTCGACGATGCGGTCGGCCATGCGTTGCGCCTGCGACTTGGTGGCCTCGACCATTTCTTCGGCGTTGAGGATGCTGGCGAACCCGGCCTCGGCGATCTCGGCATCGCGGGAGTCATCCAGGGCGCGTATCCACAGGGGATTGTTGGTACGCAACACGCCTAGGGAGATGTTATGCCCGGGGGCGATGGTCTTGGGGACGATCATGAAGCGCATCTGCGCGGTGATGATGGTGTCCTTGGAGCCGTTGACGGGCCGGGGGTTGACGAAGTGGACCTGCTTGGTGAGACCGGGGTAGGTGAGCGAGTAGTACTCGCGGGTGGGCAGGCCGGAACGGTGGATGAACGGGTCGCCGATGGAGAGGAGTGACAGGCCGTTGGTTGGGTCGGCGAGAAACTCGGCTACGACGTGGTCGGGGATGGTGGCGGTCATGCGGTGCGGGACTCCTTTGGAAGTTAGTGACTAACAATGCGATGCATGCGGTGGACGTAACACTGTAGGGGTGGGCAGCACCGCACTTACCACCCACCCCCGCTCAACCAAAACCGGGGAGAACACTGGGGAGAACAGAACCATGTTGTCCAGCGTTGTCCGGTCTGGCGAGGTTGTTGACTACCGGCTAGAAGGGGGCCGTGTAATCGGTGACGTTTTGCAGGACCCCGTGCTTTTTCTCATGGCGTACCTTGAGTCCACAGATCATGCGGGTCTGATCGACAATGCGGCCAGCGCCGTCCTTGATGTTGTCCTCAAGGATCGTGGGTTCACCATAACTTGCGCCGTTCCCCTGCAGGAAGACGATCTCGACGTTGGAGAAGTCCACCCCGAAGGCGATGTGACCGAAACCGCGAGTTTGACCCGTGAGAGTCTCGAGGGTCTTGTCATGGATGAGGCGCAGGTCGCCGAAGCCGGTTTGCACCATCCTGGTCTTGACGCCGTACATCTTCTCGGTTGGCCCTACCATCAGGAACTGGTGCTGCCAAGCGTTGATGGCGTTGATAACCATAGCTGGGCACAGGAGGCCGAGTTCGCTCTGGGAGTCGTGGAATTGGAACAGCCGTTCGCAGAACCCCAGGAACCCCTTGTAGGTGAGGGTGCCCCCGGCGTCGACGACGTTGGTGGTGATTTCACTACGCAACCCGGCCATGGTGCGCATCTCGCCGTTGACGTCGTTGAGATCCTGCGAGGACTTGCCCCAATAGGCGGTGCGGTTGTAGTCGAGTTTCATCTCGTTCATCATCTTGGACTGGAGATCGTCACGCAGACCCTGTGGCGAGGCGTACTGGTTGGATGCGGCCTGCTCCAGGGTGATGCGCTTGGTCTTGCCGAAGTGCTGCATGTACGTGGTCTTGGTCATCGCGATGGTGGACTTGCTATCCGGGGCAGCGGCACCTTCGTTCAGTGCTGGGCCGTTGATGGATAGGGCAGAGCCAGAGGCAATCGCTGCGCCCACGGTACCGGCGAAGGCACGGGTGACGGTGATGACGTTGGTGGCGGGGTTGTTGGCGGTGATACGTACCAGTTCACCCATGGCGACGGTGGCATTCGCTGGCGGGAAGTACAGCACGTCTCCTGGGACGACGGGCTTGGAGTCAACGAGGGTGATCGACGTGGCGACGCCGTCTGCGACTGCAGCAGCGGTAATTACCCATTGCGTCATCCAGTCATCCTCTTTCCACTCGATCAGGGTCGAGGCTTGGCCCTTCTTGCGGGACTTTTTTAATCCCTCGATGAGGAGGGTGGTCAATGGGGCGATGTCCGGGCGAATGAGCATGGCGTCGGTGCCGACGACTCTGATATTGTCGCTGGCAGCGAACATCTGCTGGGTATGGCGGTTGCCTAGGGCGTAGGAAATAGGCATGGCGAGAGACTCCCTTGTAGTGAGAAATAGTGGCGGTTAGTTACTAACCAAAAATACTGGTCGACTTGTTGGCGGCGATGCGCAACCTCTCGGCGTCGGGGTTCTCGAAGCGGCGTTGGCCATTGCCACGGGAGGCGACACCCCCACCATTGGCTGCGCCTGCGGCTCGTTTGGCTATGATACTGGCGGCGGCGGCCTTAGCGGCAGTGGATACCGTAGTCCCACGCTTTACTAACGCTGCGGCGGCTTTCACCTTAGCCACCCTCACACTCGCATTGGCATTGCCCTTAGTACTGCGCGGGGCGAGGTCGTGGGCGAGACGGATGCGATCTATCTCGTGCAGGACGGCCCGGCGGTCGGCAGGGAGATCACTGTAATCGGGGTTCTCTCCTAGACGATTGACTCTGGCGGCAATGGCCGGACTCGACCGCATTACCTGCATATACGTGGAGTTGCCGTCCTTGGAAGGCTTGACAAACTCGGCGATGTCAGGGTCGGTTTTGTCCAACTTGCTGAGTTGCACTATAGCAGAACGTTCGGCGGATTGTCTACTGCGATATTGAGAGGCACTACGATTCAAGTCGTCGAATTGGGCCAACTTGGGTTCGACATCAGCGAGTAACTGGTCACGTAGATACTGCAGGACGACGGGGGATTTGAGGTTGTAGACAAGGTCTTTGGCAAACTCGTAGCGGCGGTGTTCACGTAGTTCTTCGAAGGCACGCCGCCGCTGCGGTTCGCTGAGACGCGCATCCATCGAGTCACTGTAGAGTTGGGCCTCCGCGGTGTAGTGTTGCGCGGGGTCGAGCACGATGGGGTCGGCGTCGGCGGGGGTGGTGGCTTGGCGCGGGGGTGGGGTAGGGGGAAGTTCACTGGCACTGGCACTGGCCCTGGTGGCCTTGGCTGCGCGTACCTCGCGTTCGATCTCGGTGAGGTTGGCCTCGGGGTCGGCTGTGGTGGCGGCGGGGGTGTCGCTCTCGGCCAGCTGGGCGATCACCTCGTTGACTATCTGGGCCTGCTTGGGGGTGAGGTTGGCCGGGTCGTAACCGAGTTCATCGGCGATGGTGGCCCGTTGGTCATCGGCGGGTGCTGCTGCTGCCGACTCCTCAGTCTCAACCGGTTCGTCAGCCTCGCTGGGTTCACCTGTGGCCTCGTCAGTGTCGCTGGTGGTGCCGGTGGACTCCTCGCTGGGGTCCTGCATGATGTTGGTTTCGTCGCTACCGGCCTGCTTGATCTCATCCATGGTGATGGTGCCGGTGGGATTGCCGAAGGTTTGCATTGCCATAAGTGGTCTGTTCTCCTGGGGTTAGTTACTAACAGGGATTACTGTAACACGATTACAAGAATGGGGGGATGCCGTGAATAGCCAACTCCTGTGCGGCGTAGGCTTCCATGTCCTCCAGCAGGGAGTCGAGGAAGTCGTACTGGGCGGCGCTCACGGTGGCGTCGGTGGCGTTACCGGCGATGGCGGCGCTGACCGTTTCGCGTATGCGGGAATCCTTGCGGTTGGCGATGAAGTCTTCGAGGAACGGCCTAAACAAGCGGTACACCTCCCATACTCGCCTGCTGTCCCTCCATGGGTGGTGGGGCAGGGTGGCCATTGGATTTGCCTCCACCTGCAGATCCAGGGGGAGTTGGAGTGGCTGGGCCTCCTGGCGGGGGTTGTGATCCACTGGGGTCAGGTCTATCTGGTGCATTCGCATTGCCTTGCTTTCCTTTCACTGCGCCCATGAGGGCTTCCATCGGGTTGGCTTGGGCGTTGGCCTCGGGAGAACCTGGGGGAGGTGCCGGGATCATGAGACGGGTGATGTCCTTGCCCTTACCCATAGCTTTCAACACGTCCTTGATCGCCTCGTCGATGTGCATCTTGTCCGGGTTCTCCTTAGCCAGACTGTACACTAGGTTGGCGTCGTCCACCTTGTTCTTCCGGGCATCGGGGAACATCGACGACGCATCCACTATAATCTCCCCGTCCTCCTCGTAGTCCTCCGGTTCCATGGTCACCATGGAGTTACCCATGTCCTCCAGGCGGTCGGCCTGCCCGTTGAGCATGTGGTAGTGACCAAGGTCGAGGTCGAGGTCCTCGTTTAACTCACTGCGTAGAATCTCGCGCATCATCTCGCAGTCGTCCCCGACCTTTTGGACAAACATACTGGTGGTCTGCCCACTGAGGATCGCGGTGTTGCGGTCCATGATTTTCGCGCCGGTCGCAGTGTCGTTCTGACCACCCACCAGTTCGGCTTGGTTGCCCAGGTTGGAGTCACCCATGGTGGACTGGATGAGTTTCATGGCCGAGTCGTCGCTGTTCATCGTGGACATCGCCGACGCTATGGCTGGCCCACTCTGCTCGAAGCCGAATGACTTGCCGCCGCCTCGCGTGTAGACGACCCGGAAGCCGCTGGTGTTGCGGGTGAAGAACTCCGGGTTGGACCAGAGGGCTGCGTCATCGGTCCACAGCAGTGGTCTACTAATGGCGTCGATCAGGTCGTGGCGTTGAAAGAAACTCTGGGCGTACATGTCGGCGAGAGAGACGATGCGATGGGCCGGGGAGTCGCCGGGACCGCCGAAGATGGAGTCTACGATGCGCAACTCGGTCATGGCAATCTTGCCGTCGCCAATGAGAAACGGGTAATAGAAATGCCCCAGCCAGATGTTCCCGCATTTATACTCCACGGTGGCGTCGTCCCCGCCTTTACCCGGGTACTCGATCTTGTGTATGCCCCACCGCACCTCGATGTCGTCGGCGGTGGCCGAGGTGTTGGTCGGCTCCTGCGGGGTGACCCGTTTGAGCAGGCTGTACATGTTGGAGCGGAGGCGCTCGGATTGGGAGCCGATACTGCGCACGTCCCCGTTGGGCTGCTCCTCCATGACCTTGTTGATACGGGTGGCCAGTTCCGGGTCGTACTCGCCGTTGGGGAGTTTATGTCTCTCGTATAGCTCCTGGAACCACTCGATACCCACCCGCATGTAGGTGCCCACATAGGCACAGTTGCCGAGGGTGTCGAACTCCGGTTCCGGGTAGACGTCGCCCGGGAACAGGTACTTGACGCTCGGGCCGACGTAGCCGCGTTCACTGTAGATGAGACGTAGGCGACCCTTGTGGCCATAGGTTTGGGCCAGGACTGGGATGGCTTGTAATGCCACGTCATCCATGGCCTGCTCGTCGTTGGGGTCGACGCTGGCGGCGGTGGCGATGTCCTCGATGATGGGGACGAGTTGCGGCTTGTAGGTGTCGAGCACGGCAGCGATCATGTCGTCGGTCATGCGCTCGGGACGGACGAGACGCACCCGTTTGATTTGCGTATCGTCCCAGCCCCAGGCATTGGGACCCCAGCCGGTGATAAAGGAACTAATGAGGGTCTTGTTTACGATACGGGACTTCCGCTGGGCTTTATCGTAGAAGTACATGTACGAGGAGGCCAGCTTGTCGGCGCGTTCCGCATTCTGGGACCTGCACGTGATGATGGGCACGTTGGCGTTGACCCGGGCGACGAGGCGGGAACAGGCATTCCACAGGATGGGCAGACCATCGGTGCGATCTTGTCTCTTTACCCTATTCGACGCCGCGCGCAGGATGGCGACACTGTCACTGGCAAACGCCCCGTCCATGGTGGCGGGAGTGGCAATCGTGGGGTCGTTGAGTAGCAGGGGTTGCCGGTACCCGTAGTAGGACTCGCAGGTCTTCTCCCAGGTGCGCCAGTAGTTGTTCTCCAGCCACTGTTCGCTGCGGCTAATGCGGGTGTCCATGATGTTGACCCGGTCGGCGTCGTGGTCACCGGTGGCGAAGTCGTCATTGCCGGTGGGGATGTACCGGCCACCGCCTGCGACTGAGTCTTGTTCTTCCTGGGTCATGGCGATCAAGTCTCCTTGTTAGTGACTAACACCCACGGGGGCGGTGAACTGGTTGGAGATGACGTAGCGCGGCGATGCCATCATCTCGGTGTAGAATATGTTACCACTGAGGAGGTAGCGGCAGTTGTCCAGCATGTGGGTGCGGAACTGCGATACCCGCTGGTTGAGATCCTTGGATAGGGAGGTCGACGTCGTGGCGTAGCGATGATTGCGAAACTCAGCGCGGAGTTCCAGTAGGGATTCGGCGATGAAGAGACGCGGTCGAGTAGTATGACGCCAGGGCTTGGGTTCCAGTAGCTCGTCGATTTTATCATTACCAACCGCATGTGACTTACGCGGGTCGGCGCAATAGATCCCATACTTGCGGTACTCGTCATAGATGAATAGGTCCGGGGTGCCCTCGCCAGAGATGCGAAACCCCTTGCCTGCCTGATCCATAAGACGAGATACGATCCTCTCGCCACCATCGCGATGAGTGTACTGGTACATTTCATAGGGGGTGCCGGGGCTGGTGGCGACGATCTCGTTGCCCTCGACAAAAGCTATATACTCTGCGTATGTACGGACAGTATAACGGTTACATTCATCTTCATCTCGGAGACGCCGTCCAGTGCCGTAAACGTTACTGGGCCAGGATTCGCGGTAAAAGTAGAAGTCGTAGTCTCTAGTAACCAGCATCCAAAGGGCCGCGTGTTCGGTGCGTGGATGAGGATCAATGGACATGTATAGACACCCGTAGGATGGGATGTCGCGGTCGGGGATGACGTGGATTTGCTCATTGTATTTCGGGTGGACTAGGGCACCGCCGAGGGCTTCGGCGTCGATTTCCATCTCGCGCTTCCACATGGGCGACCCCATGCCGCCGAAGACCTTGGCGACGCGCTTGAGTTTGACCGGGTCGCGCATGGATGGGTCGCAGGAGTAGTGGACGCGAATGAACACCCAGCCCTGCGGCGAGAGGTGCTTGGTGATGCCGGGGATTGGGCCGCTCACATCGCCCTTGAGGCCACCGGGGACGGGTACCTGGAGACCACTTAGGCCCACGTCGGCGAGGCTACCCCGGTCAAATAGGTGGGTGTAGGCGTAGAGGTCCTGGTGGAGGAGGGGGTTATAACTCCAGGGGATCTGCTTGCATTCCTTCCAGATTTCATTCAATGGACCCGGCTTCGCGGTGGCGATGAGCCAGATGTAGGGGGTCTTGGCGGCGAGAGCGTTGGTGACGCATTCGAGTAACTCGTCTTCGAGGGATGCTTCGTCGAAGATGTACACGGTGCCGTGCTCGAAGCGGATCTTGTCACTGCCAGAGGCGAAGGCGGCGGCACTGGAGCCATTGGGGAGGTTGCACTCGGCGTAGGACTGGGAGAAGAGGTCCAGGGTGAGGTCGCCAAGCCATTTACCACGGAGACGATCGGTACTGTTCATGAGGAGAACTTTGATCTTCTCGATGATCTTGGCGGCACGGGGCTGGTCGGCGGATTGGACAATGACACGGGTGTCCGGTTGCGTCGCCATCATGTGGGCGGCTAGACCTGCTGCGGTCCAACTCATCATGGTGGTGCGGGATTTGTAAGTGGCGTGGATGATGGACTCGCCTTGGGGTGGCCGCACCATGATGTCCTCGGCGATGTAGTCAAAATAGGGGGAGGCGGGGAAGGGCTTACGACTGTTGGCGTCCTGCTCATCCACCGTGCGGGTGCCGTGACGGAGCCAATACATTGCACTCCTGGCGGTGTTGTCGATGGATTCGCGGTAGATGAGTTCGTCGGTGAGTTCGGCGATCTCGCTGGCGAGACGGACGTCGTCGAGGTGGGGGAGTGGGATAAATTGAGTAGGTGCGGTAGACATCACGGTTAGTCACTAACTGGCGAATGTGTAATGTCAATTATACCTTTCACTCCGGATGCGCGTAATGTCCCACCGGCATGTTGTACTAGTTCCACGAGACGTAGGCGTAACTCGTCTGTGGATAGCGCGGCCAACTTATCACCAATCTCGTGCTCGACAACAGCTTTTGACGGGTGGTTGGCACCGAGGGTGTCGAGTAACTTGGCGGCGGCAGTGATGCGGGTGCGGTGATCGGGAGTGAAGTGGGGGTTGCCGTCGCGGTCGTAGGTGACCCTCTCGGCGTTCATGCCGTCGTCAATGACGGCGAAGGCTTTGGCAATGCGCACACCCACCAGGGCCGCGGCCTCCTGGGCCTTGACGTACATGGCCCTCTCCATCGTGGCCCTGGCAATGAGATGGCCGCGACGTATGCGGGATCGTAGGTAGGTGGAGAGGTCGGCCTCTGGGATGGCAAAGCGGATTGCGACGGCGGCAATGTACTCGTCAACGTTGTCGCTGGATGGTGGGTACGCTGCGGTAAAGTCGTCAATCAGGCGGGTCCATACGGGGCCAGGAGGGATGCTGTCAATGGGATGGTCGATGCCGTTGACCGCAGTTGCCGTGGCTTTCCCGTTCGGAGATGGACCCGCCTGTGACCTATTATTGCGAAGTTTTAGTGCCATCGCAACATAGGATATCAGCTATTTCTTGCCGCGCTTGCCCTTGCCAGCAACGTTGTAGGCGATGGCCGCTGCTTGTTTCACCGGTTTCCCAGCGGCCATCTCGGTACGGATGTTCTTGGAGATCGTCTTCGGGGATGACCCCTTTTTGAGCGGCATGTTAGTGACTAACCGTCCTTTCCGAATACCAACTCCTGGTGAACCACCATGCGGGGACCGAGTTCTACTTCCCCGGTGCCGACGTCGTACATATAGGCGCGCCCGAAGAGGTCGGGGCCTTGCTTGTAGGCGACGTGGGTGGGGGTAAGGGCTTCGA